ACAATAGTTTAGCTGATAGAAACCAAATTATTCAAATATTCCTTTCATATTTCACATTTCATGAAACTATTTGTATGGCATGTATTGCTTCCATAAAGATGCCTATACTAAAGAATTATATAAATGATTTCGGTTTATTGAGAAACATAAATCCTGAACTATTAACAACAGATCAAATGGAAAATCTAAGATCATTATTTAATGAGAATGCGTTTAAAAAAAACCCAAGCTCAACAGCAACTTTAGACTTTTTATTTGATAAAAGTGAAATTTAAAAAAAGCCGCTAAGCGGCTTTTTTATTCTCTATTTTCTCTATAGCCTGCAAGCCACATTTGAGGGGCTTCTGCCCAACTCATTAAGTACAGAACCTCTGGTACATTGTTAGATTAATTAACGTATTAAAATTTAAGAGAACGTCTAAATATCAAGTAACTCAATCATTTCAAAAATTTGTTTGCCCAATAAAAGAGCCTGTTCAGTATCTTTGTGAGTTATATGATATTGCAATTCATAATCAGCATTTGATCTTAATAATCTTGCCTGACGCAACTGTGTTGCAATTTTAGCAACTAATTTTTGTTGATCTACTGAAGAACACTTTTTGTACTTAAAGGTGTTAATGAGGGCTTGATGTACACTAGGATTTGACTTGTCTAGATCATAGAAAAGACGATTCTCTACCTCACTCAAAACATAACCATAAATACCATAATATGCTCTATTTATCAGCATTCTAGCTACAATTTCATCACAATTTTTAGGATCAAAAAAAGACTCAGCATGCTGAAATATATCTCGTGCTTTAACTGACATTGAATATCTATACCCTCTATGCAGCTATCGCATCATGACTTGCAACAACAAACATACACATAAATTTATTCCATACATCAATTAAACCTCTCGAAAAAATTTCGTCAAAAATTTCATCATTTAACTTAAAAACGGTTTCGATATCTGTATATAAAGGAATAATATTTACTATTTCATCATCTGAAGCTTTGATTCTAACAAGAGAATTTGATCTTACTTTGTTATTAAACATAAGCTGAAATGCTAGGTTTGAAACTTGAAGAGCATCATTCCATGAGATATTCAGATTATCTAATTTTGATGCAACTTTCTGTATTTCTAAATAGAACTCTTGCTGAATTTGATTGATATGCGGATATCCAGAATACATATCAAACAACTGATTTATTTCATCTATAAAATTTTTATTGAATCTATCTAAAGCGAGTCGACTTAATTTCAGCATAAGATCGATATCTGTTATATAAAAATCTATATGTGATTTCACAAGCTCGTATAACTCCTCAAGTTGCCCTTGATTCATTAAACATGCGGCATAGTTATTTAGAAGTGTTCGGTCTGTAGGTAATAAATTTATTGCTATATCAAAACAGCGAATCATTTCTGCCACTTCATTTGCGTAATAATTTGCCACGCCTTTTACATGCCAAGCGTGAGCAGCATCAAATGAAATAAGCTTATCAGCTTGATTTAGAAATCTAGCTAGTGCAAATTCAGACAATACCCGACCTTTTGGTAAGTTTGATAACTCTCCCAATAGTTTATCAATTTGGGTTTGTGGCTGAATTAACATAAGTAATTTCTTTTATACTCAGTATCTAGATCAATAGATTGTACATTATATAAAAATTGACCACTAGAAGAATTACAAATTGTAGAAATCGGCCCTAGTTAAATTTTTTCCTGCAGCTGCTCATATTCAGTTAGCCAATCTAAGCGATTAAATCCCCCTTCATTAGAATTTGGATAAATGCCTGCAATAAAAAAACCTTCTTCATGTGCTGTCTTTTGATAGGTATGGGCAATGATATTCACGTAATCACATTTAAGGTTCTTCAATGCTTCATAGGCTTCATGTGCAATTGGATGGTCTGGTGTGACATTGATCATGGCTTAACTTCCCAATTCTCATCATTTGTTGCTTTTAACTCTAATAAAGTAGGTATATGAATCTTCGGATCTGGTGCTGCACTTGGAGAAATAGTGTGAGTAATTTCAATATGCCCACCACAAGTAAAACCACAAAATAAGTTCGGGCAAGTGAGCCAAACATCTTTAAGTAAAGGATGTCTTTGTTCACTTGATCTGATCTTCAAATTGGTACTTTTACAGTGTGGACAGGTTATTTGAGGGCGGGAATTGTTCTTGTTAATTTTGTTATAGTTATCTGGTGAATTCATTCGGCACTTCCTAAGAACATATTTATATATATTTTAAATTAAAAGAACAAATATTTGTTCTTTTTCTATATTTTTTATAGTATTTAGTTGGTTTTTCTAATGCAGAAAAATATATGCAAAATTTAAAATGCCAATGTTGTTTTAAATTATTGGCTAAAACAAAGGGATTTTATCACTTTGAGATTAAATGCCCTCGCTGTAAAACATTAAATACATTCCAGAGCACCCAGAGTGCCTTACCTGAATGCCCAGAGCATCAAACACAATCAGGTAAGATTCATGACACAAAACCTCTCACCACAATACAATCCTAGTGGCCATAGTTTCAGTGGTTGGCTCGGCGGTAAATCAAAACTAGCTAAAACCATCATTGAAATGCTTCCAGAACATAAAACTTATGTTGAGGTTTTCGGAGGAGCTGGCTGGGTACTTTTTAAAAAGACTCCTTCTAATGTTGAAGTTATTAATGATATTAATGACGATCTAATTAACTTATATCGAATTTTAAAATTTCACTTTGATGCATTCTTAACTGAATTTGAATTGTTGTTATTTTCACGGACCCAATTTGACGTTTTTAAATGTGAGCAATCTGGACTCACTGATATTCAACGTGCAGTTAAATTTTATTATTTACTACGCTCTGCCTTTGGTTGCCAATTAGATGGCTCTTTTACCTATTCTAAAGATAGAACGAACCGCATGCGCCTGGGCGAACGTCTACGGGAACATTTAGTTTCTATTCATGAACGTTTGCAAGATGTAGTCATTGAAAATCGCTCTTATGATTATGTCATCAATCGCTTGGATGGTCCTGACACATTGTTTTATCTGGATCCACCCTATTGGGATTGCGAAAATGTTTATGGTAAAGGCATTTGGTCTAAAGAGGATTTTTATACTCTAAAAGACAAGCTAGATAAGATTAAAGGAAAGTTCATTTTAAGCCTGAACGATGTGCCTGAAGTGAGAGAACTGTTTAAGGACTATCAAATGACACATCGTAAAATCCGTTGGTCTGTGAACTCTAAAGCAGCTCATGAAGATCATAATGGCAATGAGTTGATCATTTATAACTTTTGATCTGTTTTGACTTGCTCAAGCATATCTTTTTTAGCATTAAGGCGCGGCAATTCGCGCTTTAATCGTTTCTCAGCAGCAGCTTTACTATGAAAGACACGATCTATCACTTTTGGATTTGATTGATCACCCAACGCTACCCACTGACGTGGGGTTTTATTCTTTCCGACCGTGTATTGAGTTTTCAAGCCCGTATAAGGTTTCTGATCAAGTTCGTTATGAGCAGTAAATTTACCAGTTTCAAGGTCTAATAATGCATATTCACGATCAAGCCGCTGCTGCGCTCCTGCTTTAGTTAAATAAAGATAAGAGAAGTGTTTCGGGTTTGTTTGATCCCCTTTTGTAAGCTTTACAGCCTTATCTCCCTCTTGATAATAAACGACGACACCTGTCCATTTTTTATCTTTTTCCGAGACAAATTGGTCTTCGAATAATTCTGATACATCGTCTGCATCAGGAAAAAAAACTTCAAGCTGAAGATCCGTTGTATATCCACCAGAGCTGTCTAGCGTATCGGTAATAGTTGTTCCAAGCCAATAAATTTCGTCAATTTGTTCTTTGATCCCAATAAATAAAAAAGTCTGTTCCGGGACAAGATCTGGAATACCTTTAGCCAACTTATATGTAAGTGTTTCGGCTGTTCGTTTAAAGTGATTCAGTTTGGCTCTTGCAGCTAATGTTGCGGTTTGTTTATCACGATGAATATGACGTAATTCTTTTATATTTTCGTTAGATTGATCGCCTACAATGACTTCCAGTTTTTTGGCCATCTTCTCATCATAATAAAAAGCACGAATTGCCGTGACTTCTTCACCTCCATCGCTATAGCTATAACGATGTTCATCGCCCTTTGTCCTGGTCAAAAGATAAGTTGGTAAATCTTGGCCAGAAATGGTCTGACTCTGACCTTTTGGCATAAAGAGTAAGGTACCATTTTTGATGGTTGCTATAGCATCATGCTCATCTGCCAAACGTGTTAATAGATTAGCATCCGACTCATTTTGATCGATATGAATGATTTTATGTTTGGCCAGTTCTTCAGATACTTGGTCATTAAGATCATGTTCGATTGCAATCTTTCTAATCAGATCCCCCAGTGCAATATCATCAAAGCTACGTTCCTTTTTTTGCTTTAATGACTTTTTCATATCTGCGCTGGTCGCACGGATCCGAAGTTTATCTGGTGCTCCGCCATGTTCAACTTCTTTAACGATGTAGCTGCCTTTATAAACTAGTCCAGAATGCTGCCACCCGAGCCACGCTTGAATGACCGCACCCTTACTTGGTATTTCTAGCAAGCCATCATGATCAGACAATGTTAAATCGAGCGTATCAATTTCAAAACCACGTTTGTTTTCAATACGCATTTGCTCTAAGCGATTGTTGACCTTTGATGAGATATCTACGCCATCAACAACAAGTTTATAAATAGGAACAGAACTCGCCTGCAGTACATCATCAACTACTGAATTTATTGCGGAAATAAGGGTCATAATAAGCCTATCAATTTACCTGCAGCATTACCGATTAGAGTTCCTGGCTTCTGTCCTTGTGTCAGCTTTAAACTAAACTCAATTTTTCGAGGAGTACCATCTGTAAAAAAGTAAGTTTGTGTTTCTTGCAAATCATCAATGTGATAAAGCCCAAAAACTTTCCCTGTTCCTGCGATAAGGGGAAAATTTTTACCCGTATCACCCATAGCACGTAAAGCAGTGATACTCATCTGAGAGCCAAACTCCGGCACAATACTTCCTTCTAAGGTAATCGTATCTTCCCCCCTACCCACAAACTGATAGGCTGGCATTTCACCAACACGGGAATTACTTGGATGCCGCCAATTGGTACTGCGCTGTAACTGCTGGTAAACCGCAGTCGGGATGCTAAACGGGAACATGCCCAATATCATCATCATGAGATTTACTCCTGATCTGCCATGATTGTGCGTACACGTGATAATTTGTCGCGTTGTAATCGCATAAATACTTGTTCAATTTGACGTTCAAGATCCTGAACCATTTGTCCTGGTGCAGCATGAATATGAATCGTGTAAGTGTCTCCAGCCACAGCCAATGAAGACTGACGACTTGATGTTAAATTTGGTGCGGTTTGTATTTTAGAAATAACTGGAGCAGCAATATCAATCTGATCCATAGCTGGTGATTGAGTTTTATTTGTGAACAAATTAAGAACTTGGTTGTATTTATTCTTTAACTCTGGGAAGGCTTGAGTTAAACCCATGCCAATACCACCTACGATATGCCCACCTAGACCAGCCATCACACGACTAGGACTTCGGATAACCATTCGCTGTTTCAACCAATCAGGCATGTAGTCTGCAACTTTATTCCAGATCTCTTTTAATTTCGGAAAATAGGATTTAATACCGTTGATCAAGCCATTAATAATATTTGCACCAAATGTTGAAAATTTTGTTGGTAACTCAAATCCGAACCAATTCATCACAGTTGCAAAAGCAGAATAGAACAGGCCAAGTGGTGACCAATTCAGAATAGTTGCAGATATATTGCCAATACCGCTCTGAAAGAAGCCTTTAATCATGGTCCAAACTTTTTGGAAGTAAGGACCAATCGTGTCCCAATTTTTGTAAATCAAATAAACGCCAAAAGCGACTGCAGTAATCAGAGCCAAAAGAGGATGTGCCATCGCCAAACGGCCTAACCACATTAGTGCGGATCCGACTCCAGTAATAGCTCCTCTTAATAGTGAGAAAGGTGAAAGTAGAAGTCGGAATGCAAAACTTAATGCACTACCTTGCACACCCAATGTCACCATCATAAGTCGCAGACTTAACATGCTTAAAATGAGTGGTGAGAAGACTAGAAGTAAACCTCCAATAGCAACTAAACCACCAGCTATCAATAAGAGGCCTGTACCTAATGCTTTTGCTAATGTCGGGTTCTGTTGCATCCAACCTGTAAAACCTTGCAAAGCATTTGATGCCATGACAAGTGCTTGGGTATAGATCGGTAAAATAGTCTGGCCAAACTGTAAATATGCATCGTTAAGTTTTGCCCTAGCTTCTAGCTCTTTACCCGATGTTGAACCTTGAGCTTGTTTATTAAGTTGATCAATATTAAACGCGCCTTCATTCAGTTTGGCATTCTTATGGATCTGATCACGTTGCATATACATCTGAGCAAATAGATTTGAAGCAGTACGGTTACTGAAGATACTTCCGATCGCATCAATAACATCCCCTTCTTTAGTTATACCTTTGGCATTCAGTGCCGGTACTAAAACTTGCTCCATCCAAGCGAACTGATCTTTCTTAAAGAGATCTGCACCTTTAATCGCGCCGATATCTAAATATGATAAATCTCCGGTCTTGTTATGCTTAACTTTAGAATAGTCACCGATAAGACCAAATTTATCGAGATTTGCAGCTGCTCGTTGTGTTGTTCTGCCCTGGTATAAATTCTGATAAGCCGACATCATTGATGTACCTACACGATGTCCACCCATTTCCTGAACTAAAGGCTCCATTTTGTAATAGAACGCCTTGTTATCCATGCCTTTGGCAGCGATACCACCCGTCTTGATTACATTGAGCCACTCTTCAGCTTGTACACGTCCACCTGTAGCTGTAATCACTTGTTGAATAATATTGGCTTGTTCCTGAAATGATTCTTTGCTCTTTAAACCATTACGCATTTCGATGACTTTAAGCATATCCATGAATTTTTTTTCATTTTCTACACCGTGGTCACCATACATGGCTTCATTTGCAAATTTCATTTTAGCCAGTGTTGGAGCTACCCATTGGGCATGATGTACATCACCAAATGCTGTGACACCATCACGCACCAAGGTTAAATTATCTAGCGTACTGGTACCAAAAGTTTTCATTGCCTTAGCGTATTGAATTGCTTCATCTGTAGCTTTTTTCCCAAAGCCTAGTGATGCGATACGATTTTCTTCAACATCTACCCGTTTGGATTCATCAATTGGTTTACGCATTTGATATAAGGCAGCGGTACCAGTTGCAGCCATACCTGCTCCATACATGGCTGCAGTCCGTACATTACCCGTCATCTTGCTATGTGATTTTTGGAAACGGTTTAAGTTTTCGAGCTTATTTTTTTGACTGTCGATCGATGTATTGGCTGCATTAATTTTTTCTTTTAATTCTTGCTGCTGGTCAGCAAAGTTTTTTGACTTTAGACCAGCATTGTTCAGTTCATTTCTGAGTTCAATTAGACGTGGTCGACCTTCAGTTACAACCTTAGTTAATTGCTTAACTTGTGTTTCTGCCTTTTTTAGTTCTTTTGTTAATTTAGCATCTGGATTTACCGCCAATTGCTCACGCAGTGACTGTACTATTTTTTTATTGCGTTCTAGTTCAGTAGAGGCTTGTTTTACATCCTCTTTAAGCTTTTTAAATGAATCGAGTTGCCTTTGTTGGTCATTAAGACGTTTTAATTCATCACGGGTATTTTTTAATGCTTTGGAAGCAGCATTGCTACTTCCAATCATTAACTTGAGAGCTGGACTTAAACTATCTTTTGATCCAAACAGGACTTCAAGTTTTAAGGGTTTCATTCGGCATCATTTCCATTACGATCAATGGCTTTTTGATGCCATTGCATCAGTTGACTGAGTGACATATCTCTAAAGGCTTGCGGTGGCCAATGAAAAACCACCGCAATATTTGCTATTGCATCGTCTACTGTTGGCGTAATACTTCCGCACGTGCTGATTTCGGCTGCAAAAAAAGTAGAATTACTCCACCAATTTGTGCAATATCCGAAGGTTCAAGCTGACGGATCTGAGTTTTTGTTAATGTTGGCGAACTAATACGAGGCAAAATAGTAAAAATTGAAGAGACATCACCTTGTAATAAGTCAGCAATTTTCAATCCCTGTAATGCTTCTGAATTTGGTTTGCGAATCTCTAAAGATTTAATTTCTAGATTTCCCATCATAATTGGACTATCAAGGTCTACAGTCTGGACATCTAGATTAATGGTCGCAGTGTTTTCAACTTGCTCTAAAGTTTGCATGGTAAAGCTCCAAAAAATATATAAAAAAACCTCTGTTCACGGGACATGAACAGAGGGATGGAAAGTTAAATTAAACCGATGTTGGCACGGTGCTTTTCGAGTCGATCGACACCACCTACATTTTCTTTGATACCAGGAATATCAATCTCGATGACAACTTCACCATCGATTGTAAGTTTGTAATAAGACCAAATAGTCTTTACTGTTATTTCAGTATCATCACCAGCTTTGGCATTACCAAAATCGATTTCTTCGTGACGGCCACGAATTACGATTTCGACTGCGGTATCTTCACCAGTATCATCGCGCTTATATGAACCAGCAAAACGCAAACCAATTCCACCGATGGTTTCAGCACCAAATTGTTGTAAAACAAGTTTATCGATACCACCGAGTTTCCATGTCATCTCAATCGCATCATCACTAAGACCTAAATCGACCTTAACGTTGCCATTTAAGCCACCGCCTCGCCAGTTTTCGAGTTTACGGCCTAGTTTCGGTAACGTGACTTCACCAGTTTGGCCAAGATATGAATTACCTTCGTTATATAAGTTTGAGAGTTTTAATTTGCTTGGTATAGCCATGATCTAGTCCTTATCCTGCTGTTACACGCGAAGCAAAGTCGACCAAGTAACGGTCAGTAATGCGTTGTCGTAACACTAAGTTTTCAAGTGGTGGAACTGGTGTGTAGTCGTAGTCGATATAGAACTTGCCAGACTTGAGGACTTCTTTTGTATTGATGACTGGATCTAACCAACACTCACCACCGAGTAAATAATTGCTTTGAGTCATTTCACGCATTTTGGCGTTAATGCCTTCAATAATGTCTTTGGCCAGACCTGGTGTAAGTGGTAAATCAGCCGCCCACATGTGCCCTTCCGCCATGGTATCTGCAAGGATTTGTGCAGTTCTCGTGTAGTTTTCAAATGCGAAAAGAGGGTCGTCAGAACAAGTACGCGAACCCCAAAAACGGAAGCCATCACGCTGAATAAGTGTGGTAATGTCATTCTGGTTTAGATAGCCAGCATCCGTTTCAGGATCTTGCAACTGCCAATACACATCTTTGCTAATTCCTGTCACACCGTTGACAGCAACATTAGAAAGCGATTTATGCCAACCTGTTTCATTATCAATTTTTGCTCGTAGGCCAAGTGCTCGAGCAGTCGCTTCAAAAGTAGTGCTTGCATTAGTTGCTGTATCCCAACCTAAGAAATCAGGCCAGATAAGCATGGCTTCACGTGCACCAAAAGTTTGACGGTACGCTTGAGCTTCTTCTTTCGTTTCACAGCCATTTGCGGAAAGATATGCAAATCCACGTAGCTTTTGCGCTAATGCTACTAAGGCAACTGAAACGGCAGATGTATCAAGACCAGGAATACCTAGGATCCGTGGTTTCACGCCAAGCTGAGCTTCAGCAGCAAGCAAGGCTTTCATACCAGTGTATTTACCATTGACGGACCCACCGATAATTTCGGAAGTTTGCTCAGCAGCATCGATTTTTTGTTCAACACGAACGACTACCGTTGCAGGATTGGTTTGATCGGCAATAGCTTGAAGTGAACGCGCCAATGTCCCCTGATCACCTGCTTGTTCTAAAGCAGCTTGAACATTGGTCAATAGAACTGGTGTATTTAAAGGAAATTTTGTTGCATCAGCATCAGATGCTGTACAGACCATCCCAATTACTGAGCTGGATACTGTACGAATGGGACGAGTGCCATCATTGAGTTCTAAAACTCTAACACCGTGGTGATAATCTTGAGCCATAAAAATAGCCTGTATTCTGGTTGGTTTTCAGATCACAGGCTTACAAATTGGCGTTTTTAAGTCATGTTTTAAGGATTGTATATGAGTTATATACAAATGAATTATGGAAACAAAAAACCATGGGTTTAACCATGGTTTTTTGTGTAATTTAAATAGGGTTTATTATGATCAAATTGATTACTTCAAGATTGTAACGTAAACGGTGTGATTCACTGATGTTATATCTGATGTGAAATTACGGTAATAAATTTGAAGTGTATTAACTGCTGTCACTTTTGCAATGTACTCCCCTTTGTCAGGGGTAACTGCTGCACATTCAATGATGACATTATCACCAACGTTAATTCCTTGAATAGTTCGAGAGTAAGCTTCAAATACACCATTAGCAACAGGACTAAAATTCAAATTATAAGTATAAATTTTACCAAAATCGCTATCTAATACCCATTTCGACCCATCCCATGAAAAATATTTCTTGGAGGAAATTCCATATTCATTTGTACGTGCTTTAGTTCCAATTCCAACATATTTGAGAACTGATTCGCCCGTTAGTGGAGGAATACTTTGTGAAACACCAATATCATAAGCTAGTGGGGAAAATATATTGTTATCACCAATAGCTACAATATTAAACCCACCACCCGTTTTAAGTACACCTTTTGATGGATGAATAATTGTATTACCCCGAAACTCATTAATGAAAGTATTTCCATAGAGTTCGAGAGCTGAATCTTTCGGAAATTCAATACTATCTAATAAATTATAATCAATAATATTTCCTGTTATTAGGGCTCGCATACAATGATATAACCTAACCCAGCCAAATCGATTGTCCTTAATTTGTGTGTCAAATGATGTAACAGTGGTGACGCTATTCCATATTGCTGCAATATTGTTAAGTACCTTTAGGTTATCAACACTGATCCAAGTCCTCATTTCCCCTTGTATTTCATTGTCTTTAATTAAATAGTTTTTCGCTTTTACTGCAGTATCTGCTCTATTGAGATCAAGCTTCAATGGTGGCACACCAGTTCCTCGATAATCAGATAACATAGTGTTTCCACTAAATTCAAAATCATCTACATCTAATGTGCGAACTATTTTTTCCTTGAAGGTACAATCTTTAATTTTAATACGTTGTGATTTATCGATTAAACCTACATAAGTAGAGTTAATATGCTGTGTTACCATTCTGACAATTTGGCAACCCACTGCACCAAACATGATCCTAAAACCAAGTGCTAGGCCATCCACAAAATCATCCATTGATACGCAATCACGACATTTTGCACCAAAATAAATTCCAGCTACATTAGGACTGTAGTAACTACCATTTCGATAAAATTTATTTCGCATGGATAAAATGCCAACAGCACCTGCATAGGTAATAAGAACAGCATCATGTTCAACCCCATCAAAAAAAGTACAGTCCTCAACAATTCCCGAATGAGAACCATATCCATACATGAGCTTTAAACGTGTATTAAAAATACAGTTATTAAAAATTGTATTGTAAGACGTTTGATCTCGGAAAGTGATCTCTCCCTCTAAATCACGATGACTGAAGGTACATTTATAAAAATACATATTGCATGAATATGTATGATCATAATAGTTGCCATGTAGTTTAAAGTTTAGATTGTTAATTCTAGGAGTTATGTTGTGTATTTTATAAATACGTGATGTCTTGGTTGGATCAGTATCGAAATCTAAACCATTCGCAATCGTAATTGTAGTTCCATCAATTGAGAGAATATTTGTAATTTGGGAGGTAATACCTATTTTTTCTGGGTTTCTTCTGTTATCGGTATACCATTGATCACTATTATCTCCTCCATAATAAATCATTACACGATCACCAACATTCAGACCCACCACAGATGATAATGAAAGTGTTATCGTTGATTTTGTTGGGGATCCAATAATGTCATATGAGAGCATTTGCGTTGTAGAAATTGGTTTCGGGCTGGTATATATCGCATTATTGCCATTTATAACAACGTTATTACGGATATAAACCTTGTCACTTACAATATAGTTCGCATTAGGATTGCAGTCGATTTGACTTGGTCTAGAATCAAGCATAGCTTGCCATGCAATTAAGTCATCAGTGATTCCATCACCCTTAGCACCAAAATCTTCAGGCTTAACAGGTCTGTGTTTTAAAATTTCATTATCGACATATTGATGAGTTGCAAGTACAACATCTGGATCTATAACAAGTTCAAAGTTTGCAACATTATCAATTTGTAGAACCATACGGAATGTCATGATTCTTGCCGTGCCATCAGCGGGATTTGGTTTGTATGTTGACGGATAGTTTGAATATGCAACAAGAATATCGCCAGAAAAAAGACCTAATTCCCGAATATTAAAACCACCAATTGCAGATGCAATAATTGCATCTGCACGTAGCCAGTTTCTATTATTAGGATCTGGTGAAATAGAATTAAGTTGTGTTCTATATACTTCATTTACAAGACTTATAAAACTTGCATCTGGTGTAGGCAGTTCACCACCACCATCTCCAAAAGCCATTGAAGTAATACCAAGTTTTGTCCCGTTCTGGATTGATTCTGTTAATAGCTCCAAGCCTTTTTGTGTAAATACGGAATAGTAAATTTGCTCAGCCATGATTAGGTTCTCGGATAAACTGTAGTTTCGTCATGCCCGTAATGGACAAAAACTGGGTAAATAAAGGGGATGGGTTGTTGTTGTTTTGGGTAAATTGTGACTTCTTCACCGTCATACATTGCACATGCAACATTTGAATCTCCCTTTACGGAAATCACATTTAGCTCAATTCCCTTAAGCTGCCTTGTTAAAGGCTTTGCATCATGAATAAGTTCAACCAACGTGTTGTATGATTTTTCAGATAGTGATTTGCCATTAGTATCGATAGTGATTTGGAAAGTACCTGGTTCATTCACAGGACTTTCTTGCCACCACTCAAGAATAGTGAGTGAATAACCAAAACTTTCTACAATTGATCGAAGAGCGAAATTCGTACCTTTATATGTATGAACCTTAATTGAGTTTTTGATTTGTGCCCGTTTAACTTCATCAGGCCAATCATCTTGCCAACGATCTACAGAAAATTGCCAAGCCAAAATAGATAAGAAATCTGCAGGAGCATCATCAACGCGAATTAAACTTGAGAGGTTAGTATTTAGCTCGGTTGTTTTAGCTGTAGTTTCAACAATTTTCTTTTCAAAAGCAGTCGTGTTTGGAGGAAGTAAATTCATTATTCATTCCTCACGCTAAGACGAATTGCTGTACAGGAAGCTGCCTGAAAATTAGTAAGGTGGATTTCAGCAGTAGGACTAACGAGTTCAACTCGTTCAACACCTGATACTTTTAAAATTGAGTAAAGATCAGAAAAAAAGACACCTTTGCCAATGCGTTTTGGCTCTTTGGTATAAGTTAGTGCATTGGTCTGCGCTGCTGCTAAAACGGGATCTGTTTCAGGTACATTTTTAGTGACTAATACAGCTTCAATTTCATAATTAATAATTTCAGCAGATTGAACTTGTACTCGATCACCTGTAGGACGTTTTTTTTCTGCAGAAACATAGTTGTATACAATCGTATTAAGTTCATCTGTCGATGCATTATTTTCTGTATCACGCTGAAGAATTGTTAAAAGTGCATGTGCTGGGGCTGGCGAACTACATTTCACATCTGAAACACGACTATCGGCTGAAAGCGTGTGAAATTCATAAGCTGATTCTGGGCCAGCAGTACTTAATGCATCTAATTTCTTCTGGATACGGTAACGAAAATCTTCATCTTCTTCATAAACAGCTAAAACTGGTGGTATAACAGAATCATCTGCTTCTGTAATAACCAAACGTTTAACATCAAAATTTGCACCCCAAACATCAAGATCATTTCCCTTTGCAAATGCAAGCTGCGTAGCTAACGCTTTTTCATTGATTTGATTTCGTAAAATCATTTCCCTATAAGCATTTTCTTGTAAAAGTTTAGTTACAGGCTCGCTTTCCCTATTCAAAGTTTTACGAATAGAATCTTGCTCATCATCTGCATGAAGCGAAATAAAATATTCCTTACGTTCTGCCAAAATCGATTCATAATCGATAACATCAACAAAATTGGGTTTGGGTAAAGAGTTAAAATCGACACTCATAGAGATGATCCCATTAAAAGTGGAATATTTAAGTTTAGAGACTGGCCAGTAAGTGTATGAACAGCTTCTAAATCGAGTTGCATACCACCAGCAAAGACATCACTGACGTTTAAACTCTCAATACTGATCCGTTCTTCCCAGCGAGACACTGGCGTATAGATTGCGCTGTAAAGTTTCACTTTAAGAACATCACTCATGGGCTGATCAATTAAATCGGCAACGATAGATCCATACTCCCGACGCATTACTCTGCTTCCAAGTGGCGTGGTAACGATGTCTTCAATCGATTGCTTAATGCTTTCTATTTCTGTGATTGACAAACCCGTTCTTCTTGACATCATGGCACTGGTACCCCTGAAGTATCACCACCAGATTGAATACCGGAAGTTTTATGGAGCTTGAGACTGATTTCACCTGCTTTCACATCACCCTCTGTACTAAAGTCTCCACTTGAGTGACTTGATCCTTGTACTAACTGGCTTCCTCCAACGGTGTTATTACCTGTCATGGCTGTACTGCCGTTGGTTTGAACATTACCGTTTGTTGTTGAGTCACCATTAGTGATGAGATTTCCATTAATGGTTGTATCTCCATTAACAGTTAAACCACCAGGCGCAGTTAAGATGGCGGTTGCATTGGCTGGCAAGATTGCTTGTAAAGAATGATTATTGGTGTCGTAACTAATGACAGCACCATCCTCAAATACCCGTAATTTAATATTTGGATCTTGTGATGGCGTAGGAAAGTCTTCGTTATTTAAACCCACAACCACAATGCCAAGCTCAATGACTCCACATGGACTAAGTACAATGCATTCTTCGCCTTTACTTGGTAAATCATGAGTTGAGTCTTTCCCAGCTCTCAAATTTAATAGACGTAGTTCTTTAGTTACGATGTCACCTAAATTGACTGTAACTGTATGAAAGGGACTAGACGGGGTTACGGTCTTGATACGACCTAAACGGATCGTATTTTCAAGACGACGGATGGTTTCTGCATTCATGCTGCAATCGTTATGCAGCTAAAGGTTTAATGCATTTGGTTTGGTTTGTATGTCAGTTATATACAAGTGGTTTTATTTTGAATCGAAGAGTTTTAAAACATCATTTTCGATAATTTCAACTTCAGCATCAGTAAATCCAAGTAAGATTCGTTGAGCATATCTGACCTTAAATGTCCGACCGTTATATTTTAAATTATCGACCAAGCCGTCCTGGTGAATTCTGGCAAACCTTGATACTCGCTGATCAAAACCAATAGTTACACCATCAGGAATTTTTTCTATTTTCATGAATTTTGCTGTTTTCAACTTCATGAACATCTTTCTTTTAATTTGGCCCTTTTTATTTCTTAAATTTTTTCTAGGGATATAAGAACTTCCATCAGGGTTTTGTTGACGTGTAATTCTCTGGCTTTGGCTTGCACGAACTTTTCGAGCAATCATCATTGCGAATTTACGACGTTCAGCATCGCTTAATGTTGTTAATAACGCATTAAGGTGCTCGGAAAGAAATTCAAGCTCAGCCATTTATAAAAAATACTCTTGCTGTGGATCTCTTGATAACCAAGATGCAAGCTCGGTACCATCTTTATCAAATAGCTTAACTTGTTTTGATTCTTCAGCTTTATGATATTGCGGCTCGTCAGGATAATCGACCGTAAGACCTTCACTGGGTTGTTTAACGATCACACGCTCAGTTAATGGCATTTGGATTGCCAAATCGACCTTATCATTTGACAAAATTTCAGCTTCAAACTTAATACCCGATTTGACTTTATCTAGATTGGCCATTAGTTCAGATTGGTTAACACGGACCCAATCCAAGACTGGAATACTGACTGCAGCAAGATCGCCTGCATAGTCAGTTAAAATCATTGTAAGCGTATAGACATATTCAAAAGATAAACCATTTGCCATCGTACTCCGTACCGCACCCTCATCAACAAAAATGAGAATGCGGTCAGGATCACGACATAGTTCAGGAATAGCAGCTAGTAAATGTGCTCTTAAACTTTGTGGTTTTTTCATGCTGCTTTGATCCCACCATAAATAGGCTCTAAATGATCGTATTCTTTTTGGAACTTGGCCTGATACCCAAGTTTTTTATAATTTGAGCCATTATAAATTGTGAAAACAATATCCCAATTTTCTGCTCGCAGCGCATCAATCAAAGTGACTTTTTTCTTATCAAAAGTGCCTGTTTTCCATTCAATGAATCGGATAAAAGCTTCTAATTGATAAGACTCACTAGCGAATTGTTGTTCAACAAATTCTTGTACAGATGCATAACCTAACTGTTTCCAGTTTTCACCCATAACTTGAAATTGCCCCCAACTCGTCGACATCAAAGCACTATCAACATCGATTTGTTTTGCCTGTTCCAAACGAACATATTCCGCTTCATTACCCAGATATCCCCCTGTTTTACGGTTAACAATATTGGGGCGTTCTGCAGCCATTTTGTCAGCGAAAGCGGTTCCTTTTTTCAGTCTTAAATATGCATACATACGATGACGTTCAAACAGGATTTTAGGTTTACCATTACTAAGAAAACCGACTCCCCTGCCTTCAACTGCACCAAAAACACGAATGGTAAGCTCCGAAACTTTCAAACGCTCAGCTGCTTTTTTATAGTCACTATCTTTTAGAAATTTAGATGTATCTTGGTCAAAGAGAGCTGCTCTTGTTTTGTCCCCTACTTTGCCATCTGCTACTAAATTTTTTTGCTTTTGGAATGTCATTACAGCAAATTCAGTAGAGGCTCCAAAATCTCCATCGATGGACAGTTCTTTTCCTTTAACGCCTTTTAAACCGAGCTTTTTCAATTGTTTCTGCAATGTAATGACATCATTGCCTTTAGATCCGAACTTTAAAATCATGTTGTACTCCAGATAAGTTTTGCGACATTACCTTTCGCACGGCAAATAAGTACGGCCAGAAGTACTGCAAAAATTGCATCCCACAAAGTGACTGGATCTTTAAAAAACAGGATGTGAATTGACTGGCCAATGAAAGCTGCAATAAGTATCGTGGCTAAAATTGAAAAGCCATGACGATGACGAAGACCTTCAGCATCAAAACAAATGATTCGTAGGCCACAGATCAGGTATGCAATAAGTGCAATCAGTTGAAACATAATTTCGATCATGACTTACCTCCTCCACGAAATTTATTCCAGATGTCAGTTAGGCTAGATTGATCCACCCAAACCATAATTTTTAAAATAATCGGTAATGAAAAAATAGAAGCAATCATCCCTGCTGTAGCATCATTAGTAATGAACGTTCGGGTAGTCACTTCCGGTGCTAACAAATATCCAAAACCCACAGCAATAATCATTGTTGAAAGTCGTTGTAGAGGTTTTAAATCTTTTTTCGTTGTTGCAAAAAGAGCAGCTCCGAAAACAGCTCCCAGTAATGCATTACCATTTACGAATGGGAGCAATGAAGCTGCGCTAATTGATACTGCTGTTACAGCTGCTGTTGTAGTTGGTTCTGGCATTATTAATCCCACAGTTGGACAGTTTGTTTAATTTGTTGTGGTGTATCGATATCAGGAAGAATCACTGAAGTGCCAATCGGTAGAAAAACACCGATATCAGCTAGATTGGGATTTGCTTCAAGCACTTTTTCAACCACGCCTGAACTGCGTCCGTAATATCGCCAGCATATTGAATCAACGGTATCGTTCTGAATTGCTGTAATGGTTTTGCTCATATCAACTCAACTATGCTGTGGTTTTCACCTTTAAGCTGCTGAATTGCCCATTGCTTATTCCGTCGATAATCTTCAACTGAACATTCAGTTACTTCAGATTTTTTTACACCAGAGTTTGTGCTGTCATAATTTCGATAGTTTTCATTTACTTTTGCAGCCACCCCATTAGAGACAGCTGACAGGTAAAGCACTTCAGTATCTGGTTTTCCATCAATCTGATTAACAGCTAAATCCGCCAGTTTTTCGGCTTTCATCACAAGGCTTGCAAGCAGCCGATTTACATCAATGATTTCTTCGCGAATAACTTGTCTTAAACGAACATCGGTGACGGATCCATCAATACGAACAACACTTCGAATTTCATCAAGAGAAATATCAGGAAAGAATGTGCCACTGGAAATAATGATATTGCTTGGTGTAACGGCACCATTTGCGACAAATCCCATTGAGATCTCCTTAATAGTGCACTGGGAGGGGCAATGGCTCGTTGAAGATTTACTGTGATGTGAAGATCACGACCATTGCACTCCAGTGCGGTGCGGGGCACTTATTCAGATGTCGGGACCAAACTGCCGTGGTTATCTACCACTGGCGTTCCATTTTGATTTAACAAAACGTTGGTGACTTCTGGTTGTTCGTTTTCATTAACCACTGGATTTTCGTTTAATAAAACATTCGTGGCTTCTGGCTGTGTAGATTGTTCAGATGATTGAGATTCATCTTTATTAAAGATTGCATTCAATTTACTGGCTAGTTTGGTCATCTTGTTTAGATCAGTACGCCCGCCACATTTGTCATCGAGCTTACATGCCTGGTCTAAGAAATCACGAGCACGGGTCGCATGCACTAGATCCACTAACTCTTCACCAGTGACAAAACGCATTTCAGTTTTACCTAAGGCTAAGTAAAGCTTAGCTTTTACTTCATCAGGCATATCACGCTTTGATTGAGCTAATGATTCATCTGTAATTAACTGCTCTAAACGCTCTAATACAGTGATATCAACTGCAACATCAGTTTTAAGAGTTTTTAAAAATTCATCAGCAATATCTTCAGTAATAAAGCATGCTTCAGAACGTTCAAAACGATCTGGTAGTTTTAGGCCATGTTCAAGAACATATTCAGCAATATCGAGTGCAAATTCATAATCACCGATATCAATTGCCCAAACTAAGATCTCAGTGATAACTGCGTCTTGAACACCAGGCTTCACTTCTAAAATGCCTTCAACATAAGGCTTATAATTTGGAAGTAACTGGCGTTTCAGTTCGATTTTATTTTGTTTTGACTGAATATTTTTGAGACGATTTTTATCACTGTTGAGCTGCAAAAGTTGCTGCTCATAGGCGTTTGTATTTAGCATGGTACCGAACTCCGCAGCTGTTTCAGCTGCGGATTTGGCCTGATGCTGTTGGAAATGCTTTCGAGCCAAGTTCATATTGAATTACTCCGGCTGAATTTCGATGTTTTCAGCCATACAAGCAAGACCAAGATCTTCGATGTAATAATCTTCATTTGAAGATTCATAGTTTTCAATCTGGTCACGTTTTGGATTGTCGATGACTGTACGACGACGGGCACCCTCTTGAACATAAATCGATAAGTTATCGAAAGTAGTTACAAAGATGATTCCTTCAGGGAAAAACGGTACTGAGTAAACAGGCAATCCACCCATGCGTTTTTGGCTAATGATGATGTCCGCAGCCAATTTTTCAGAGTTGTCTTGGTCTTTGTTTACAAGTGGGAAATACTTATCCGAAACAGTTTTTCGGTTACACATTACGACTAAATCTGGATTTCCTTGATGAACATCATCAATCATTTCATCAACAATGTTCATTACAAGTGCATCAAGGTTTTTATAGTCACCTGTTGTACCAATTGTAATTTTGTTTAGTACGGCACCTGATTTCATCACACGCGATGGGTTTTCTTCGCGCATCTTTTGCAACCAGCCTTTATTAACATCTTGCAATAAAGGATTCGCAGTAATATCGGTATTGGCCGCGATGCTGGTACCATTAAAACCAATCATGATTCGGTCAAGTGCTTGACGTTTTACGATAGCACCACGGAATCGGCTATAAAAATCTTTAAATTTTGCCCATTGATCAAGTTTTGCATATTTAATTGCTGTGTCGAAATCGGTTTTACGGCAAAAGTAAAAACGCTCATCCATACTAGTTGGATCAGTTGCTTGGCGTTCCGTAGCATCTGTATTTGTACGAGAAGCAATAGGACGAGAAATACCAAGGCCAACGGCTGAACCTGATTGTTCAGGAACAACAAAAATATTAATTTTCTTCAGAAATTCAGAAGATTCTTGAATTTTATCTTCAAGTTTTTGTTGAACGGTTGGAGTCACATTAAATTTTTGTGAAACCTTTTCAACACCATTGAGTTTAGCTAACTCAACCATGACCTTGTTGTACTTAGCACGTGTTTCTGTACGCATTTTTTTTACTCTAAATATGAATTAATAGATTGCTGGAACCGACTGAATTAACAGTCGATTTCGCCGATTTCTTCTGAATATTTGCTGTTGCTAGAATGCGGTCGTGGTTGACCTTGGGGTTCTTGGTCCAGCTTGTTTTTTAGTTGATTAAAATCAGTCTGAAGCTGCTCGTGTTTGACTTTTAACTCTGCAAACTCAGTACCCTGATTAGCTGTTTGCTGGGCAATTTCTAGAATGGCCTGTTCGTTTTGACTAAAGTTTTCTTGAGTCTGCTGTTGTTGCTGTTCTTGGGTTTTAAATAAGTTTTTAACTTTATTCACCAAGTCACTGGCAAATGACTCTTTAACTTCTTCGAATTCCAGTTTCGTTTCTTGAGCTGCAGTGAATAAATTTTCAGGACGTAATTTCTTCGCTTTAAGTGGGTTTTCAGTTGCTCCAGCAGCAAATGAGAGCATTTCAGTACCAAGCGATGCAGGACTATCAGTAACCGCAAGACCTACTAGATAGGCTTGACCAGTTTTTGCAAAATTTTCATCAACTTCGATAGACGTATAAATTTTTTGATTTTTTTGGTTTAAAGCAATCAAATTTTCATTTGGCTGGATCTGAACGTAAAGAGCATCTTTTTGTTCACCATTAATTGTTACTTTCTCTGTTTTTACTGCGAGTACATCGCCATAAGCGCAAAAAATGCTATCAGGTGAAAGGCCTTTAATATGTTCTAAATTAATACGAGCACCATAGGTATCCAGACTATAAGTCTGAGCCATTTGGATGATCCATTCAGGTTGAATTTCACGACCATCTGTAGTGTCGCCAGCCACGGCAACTCGAAACCATTTCGATTTAAATTTTTTCGGCTGTGTTTTTTCAGTCATTCTGCTGTACCTGTTGCAAGGTTTTTTTCGGGCAATTTCAATAGGTGCAGAATGGGCAATATTAGTTATGTGTAGCAATTGAGCATGCTTGTATATAACTGACATACAAATTGCCATGACTGATAAAAGCTAACTTGCCTGCCATCGTTTGCGGATGAAATTAAATCAATCCGTAAAACATGAATGAATTATCACAATTAGCTAATCTAGAGCTGATTCTCGATAACAAATTAAAAGCCAAGTTCCTCTTTTGGCTTGGCTGGAAAATTGTCGATATAGCTGAAGCGCTAGACGAAAATGAACGTACAGTTCAAGCGTGGAAAACACGCGAAGAATGGGACAAGACACGATCAGAAAGTCGTGTTGAAGAGGCTTTAACAGTTCGTTTAATGACACTCACTCTTAAAAACAAAAAGTCGAGTGGTGACTATAAAGAATTAGGCGAATTATTTAAAAACTATAAAGAATTTGCCCGAATTGAACGCTATAAAGAAGGGGGTAATGAAGCGGATCTTAATCCAAACATTGCCAAGCGTAATGCAGCACCCAAGAAGAAAAAAGAGAATAATCAGTTTACCGAAGAACAAGTTGAACAACTTATTTCAGCTTTTGAAGATAGCTTATTTGACTATCAACGTGATTGGTATAAAGCAGGTAATCAACGTACTCGAGTAATTTTAAAAAGTCGTCAAATCGGTGCAACTTGGTACTTTGCTCGGGAAGCATTGGTCGATGCCGTCAAAACTGGTCGTAATCAAATATTCCTATCTGCTTCAAAAGCTCAGGCTCACATCTTCAAAGAGTACATTAAAGGTTTTGCTTATGAGGCCTGCGGAGTTGAGTTGGTCGGAGATCCGATCGTACTGCCAGATAACAATCAAGCTTCATTGTCTTTTTTAGGTACAAACTATAGAACGGCCCAAGGTCACCACGGTAACTTTTATTTTGATGAGTTCTTCTGGACATTCGGCTTCAATGAATTAAACAAAGTCGCGTCAGCAATGGCTTTGCATAAAAAATGGCGTAAAACCTATTTTTCAACGCCTTCGACGATGGCTCATGAAGCATATACATTCTGGACGGGAACACGTAATAACCGTGGACGACCTAAAGACCAAAGACTGGATATCGATGTATCACATGATTCACTGAAAAATGGTCGTTTATGTGAAGACCGGATGTGGCGTCAAATCGTTACGATATTAGATGCTGAAAATGGCGGGGGTGATTTATTCGATATTGAAGAATTGCGATTCGAATATTCACCTGAAGAATTTGCAAACCTATTGATGTGCCAATTTATTGATGATGGTGCATCTATTTTCCCATTAGCTATGCTTCAACCTTGCATGGTTGATTCATGGGAAGTTTGGGCCGATGACTTTAAACCATTCCATAGTCGACCTTATGGGAACAACCCAGTCTGGATTGGGTATGACCCAGCAGAAAGTGGTGATAGTGCTGGAATGGTTGTTGTAGCTCCCTCCCCTGTCCCGGGTGGAAAGTTCCGAGTACTAGAAAGAATCCAATTCCGTGGAATGGATTTTAAAAATCAGGCTGAGATGATTCGCCAAACAACACTACGTTATTACGTGACTTATATCGGCATCGATATAACAGGTATGGGAACTGGTGTTTCTCAGTTAGTTAAACAATTTTTCCCGAATGTCACCGAGTTCAGCTATTCACCAGAAGTCAAAACAAAGCTTGTACTTAAAACAATGGATGTAATTAGAAATGGTCGTCTGGAGTATGACGCAGGTTGGACCGATCTTTCTCAATCATTAATGAGTATTAAAAAAACCCTTACAGCAAGCCAGCGTCAAATGACTTTTACAGCTGGACGATCTGAAGAAATCGGACATGCGGATCTAGCCTGGTCTCTTATGCATGCAATTTATAACGAACCACTTGAAGGCCAAACACAAATGAATCAATCTTTCATGGAGATCTATTAATGAATCCCCTATCGACTGCAAAAAATTTAGTTAGTTTTGCCAGAAGTCAATTACCAGCTTTTCAAAGCAAAACAACCAAACAAGAATCAATGGCCTTTACTTTTGGTGATGCCGTTCCAGTACTCAATGGAAATGAATTATCGGATTACATGGAATCATGGTTCAATGGCCGTTGGTATGAACCTCAGGTCAGTATGAGTGGTTTGGCCAAATCATATAAATCGACACCATATTTAAATAGCGGAATTATTTTTAAACGTAATTTTCTGGCTAATCTTTTTATTCCTCATGCAAAGCTAAATCGAAAAGCATTTGAACAAGTTGCATTGGACTATGTTTGGTGTGGAAATACTTACTTAGAAGAAATCAAATCACGACTCGGAAGTGTAATTCAGTACAAACCAGCTTTAGCAAAATATATGCGTCGTGGTGAATACTCTGATCAGTTCTTTTTGCTTTGTGATGATCATAAAGGCTATCAAGAATATGAATTTTATAATCGTGTTTGCCACATTCGAGAAACAGACATTGATCAGGAAATTTATGGAGCACCTGAATACATATCTGCTTTGCAAAGTGCATGGCTAAATGAATCGGCTACTTTATTTCGTCGTAAGTATTACAACAATGGATCTCATGCTGGGTTCATCTTATATGTGAATGACGCAGCACAGGATCCTAATGATATTACAGCTTTGCGTCAGGCTTTAAAGGATAGTAAAGGACCAGGCAACTTCCGTAATTTATTTTATTACGCACCTGGTGGAAAAAAAGATGGTATCCAGATCTTGCCTGTTTCTGAAATTGCAGCAAAGGATGACTTCACCAATATTAAATCAATCACGCGTGACGACACTTTAGCGGCACTCCGCATACCTCCACAGCTCATGGGTATTGTTCCTAATAATACTGGCGGTTTTGGATCAATTAAAGATGCAGCAGATGTGTTTTATCAAAATGAAATTGCTCCACTCCAGTCACGCATTCAGCAGCTCAATGAGTGGGCTGGTGATGAGATCATTAGATTTAAAGAATATGATTTAAAAAACGTTACCTAATCATTTGGTAACAACAAAGCCAGCATTAGCTGGCTTTTTTTTATGGGATTTTAGCAATAATTCACAAATGAGAATAATTATCATATATATAGCAGACCACTGGCTCCCGCGCAGTCACCCGCGCGCCTGCGGTTCCTCTAAAGGGAGCAATTTCACTGCAATCAAATACACTATTGGATAAAAGCTGAGAACCTATAAACCTTAGGCTATTGAGAAGAAAATTGGGGAATTCGGATACTGCATATTACTACAGTACTACAGTTTGAATGATTTCTATGTGTTCTAACGGATGACCAACTACAATGGCTTGTCCTTTATCACCTATTTGCAAACAAAGTCTAGATAAAACATTGTCATTATATTTCACACGCCATTGGTTAAATGGCTCATATTCTGACTGTAAAAATATAACTAAACCAATTTCACCAGATGGATGTTGAATTAAGTCATTTTCAAATATTGGGTTTCCAAAGTAATCTGACCAAGGAGCTAATTTATTTGTTCTGGAAAGTTCTTCTCTCTGCAATAAAAAACTTTTGTATTGATCAAATTCACTTTGCATAACATAGCTCAACAAGAAATAGCCCCTGATAAAATTTTAACCGATATCTTTTTTTAGGAACATAAAAACGTGCTTTTCTAGTTTCTGAAATCGATTTGAAGTAATAAAGTAATAACAGAAGTTAAGTTATTAATAATTAAAGATAAATAAGATTACATAAAAGTGTAATTTCTTGTAATAAGTAAAGTA